GCCTCCGCACGGGTCCGAAGACCCTACCTCTCAATCAGAGAGGCACATTCCGATATTTTAGTCTGGCGGATATCGGACGCCCAGCTTCGCTGAGGTGTTCTGAGTCCTCCTGGAAAGGAGTCCAGAAGAACTTCAGTAGAGCAGACTCGCCATCAAGTACGTCTTTTCGCCGCTTGTACCGAGGTACAACGGCCCGGACGTATGGAACGTGGAGATGAGGATCCATCCCTTGAGAGGGAGGGGTCTCACTCCAACGAACCAAGGCGGGAGTGGTCGGGTACCCATACGGAAAAACTCCAAGGAGTTTTTCGAGATATGAGTCCAGACGTGTGACGAATTCCGTGTGTCCGTACTTTTCACAGTACAGATTCCGGAATGCTACATTCGCCACAACCTCGTCAACGTCACTGCGAGTGAGGGGAAGTCTCTTCTTGAGACGGATGGGCGAAACGCTCATCCCAAGAAAATAGTCTCCTCCGCAAGACTCTCTGAAATTTCCTTCACAGAAAGTCTTTGCGCGATTCACAACGAGACCGAAACGGTCGAGTAGTGAAATCAACTCGTTGGCGGCATACGAGTGGATGACAATGTCATCACCGTATACCCGGAAGGGCAGCCCAGAAGGCTTAACTTCCGGCGCTTGAGAACGCCTGACAGCCATTTCAGCAATCGTCGCGAAGACGAGTGTTTCAATGGGGAAAGTCAGGGCGGAACCCATAGACGCGAACTTCCGAAGGTGGACGATCTGTCCATTCGGAAGCTCGGATGTCATGGAGCGGCAGGCAAGGACTGAACCCAAAAGGTTCGGCCATTTGCCGAGCAGCTTCTTGACAATCGTCAAAGAAACGCGATCACTGGCCTCAGAAAGGTCAATGGTAGCGTAGCTCTGATCCAGAGAACCGGCTTTCGCCATCTCCTGGTTCGGAACCTGATCCTTGTTCGACACCTGAGGGTGTCGGTCCATCCACGCACCAAAAAGGTTTGCTAAGCCTTGTTGGATGAACTGGTTATAAACCGGTTCAGCGCAGATAATACGAGGACTCTTTGCCGTCTTAGGCACAACGCACACCCGTGCAGGGTGTTCGCGGCCAGGTGGAAGCCAATCGACCTCATGCAATTCCTTGTATGAAGTCGACAAGTGGTACATCGCGGGGAACCATTGTTCCAACCGCTCCGTCCACACTCGATGCGTCCACTTACCGTTGCTGGTAAGCCTTTCCGCAACAGCTCCGGGTCCGTGCTTCGCTCCGGTGAGCTTTTGTGTTTCATACACAACACGCTCCATGGAATCAAAGTACCGACCCCACTTTCGTTGAACAGCAACCTGAAAATCTCTGTCGAGATCCTCGGGCCAGCTATTCTTCGAGAGTGACTTATCCGTGTCCACATACTGTTGTAGAGCTGCCTCCACCTTTTCAGGCGAAGGCAGCTCTTCGAGCTTTTTGTGCAGGTAGCAAACCTGACGAATAGCTCTCACAGCGTGGGGAGACGGGTTCTCAAGCAGCACACCCCAGGAGTCGAACACCATACTCCACAGACCATGCAAGAAGCGTGGTCTTACGTCCTTGTTGCTGGTTCGGCCAAAACCGAAGCAGCCGGCGGAAGGGAGGCCGCCCTCGCGAAGTCCTGTTTCCAGGAATTCACCGAGGGACGGTAGGTCGATAGTGAGAAATCTCTCACCATCATGTTCGACTCGGGACTCTAATGTAGCAGAGTCCCGAAGGGTGTCAAGGCCAAGGAGGCCTAGCTGATCAGCTAGAACCTCCAGGTGGAGATCAGCCTGTCTTTTCAATCTCGTTCCTTTCAATGAGCGGGATGTACAGTTTGTGGATCTCCTCTTAGAGAACCAGTCAGATCACGCTCTTGCGCGAAAACGCAAGAGTCACGAATGCACCGAAAGTTGCACCGAGAACGCCACTGATTGTCATCAGTGTCATCACAAGTACAGTTTCGTTCATTAGTTCTCACCAGCAATGAGCTTGATGAGAGCTGCGTCGGAAGACGCCGTGAGGAACGTGAGAAGCGCCTTCGCGAGATCCTTCTGCTCTGCAGCAGAGAATCCCGAAGGAGGCACATCCACGGTAACAGTGACCGAACCTTCTGCCAGGACGTTAGTCGTGGACACAAGGGGGTCAGTGACCACCTTACCGAACTGAAGCCGCGCCACATGACGCGTGCGACGGTTGTAGGTAGAGCCGATACTCAGCGAAGTCTTGGAATCGTAATTCCGAAACTGTCCGATATCGGCCCCAGAATTGACTCGCGGAAGCGAGACAGCTCCGGGGGTGGTACCAATGGTAACTGACTGAGGATCCGAGAAGGCCACAATCTCTCCTATTCGATTGTTATTCGATTGTGATGGGATCACCGCATCCGGGCCAGGCCCAGAGCGGTGAGGATTGCGAGTTGATTCGCGCTAAGCGAATCTCCCGCGATGCCAAATCCGAATGGTGAGGCAGCAATCCTTACCTTCGAGTCTGACGTCATCGTAAAGTTCCAGCCGTTTCCTTTGAAGGAAGAGCCGGGATACGACGACGTCATGTATCGAGGGTCTACGGATACAGTATGTAGCGTCTCGCGACGGTACGTGGTGTATGCGTAGTTCAGGATTGTATTCGACAGACCGAGATTACTTAAATTCTCGATCACTTTACCGATATTGGTAAAGTAGTCGATCAGCCATGACCATGGAGTGAGTTCCCACACGAGAGCTGGAGTGATCTCCAGCCCGAGAAGATCGATGACACGATCCAGATTCCCATTGTTATGGGAATTTGGAGTCGCACCAGTCGCAAATCGGGCCGTTGTCCACAACGAGTCTGTGTAGGAGAGGCCGAAAGTTCCAGACATGACACCAATACCATAGGTGACCGGGTTAACCGGTGCAATCCTTGGATTGATAGTCATATCATCCCATGACATGCCCGGCCAAAAAGGCGGGAACATGCCCATGGTAGGAAACCCATCGAGTTGATGGGCTCCGGAACTCAAGGTCCTCTTGTGACTTCTGCGAGTCGAATCATCAGGAAAGAGCAAGCTGTCAATCCCCGTCAAAACGGTGATAGCGGCCTGAATATCCTTGATGATTGGCGTCCAGCCAAAGACGTTGTTTAGGTACTCGGAACCGAGTGCCTTAGAAGCGTCTTTGATGCCGGAAGCTTTCATCTGGGTGATAAGGGTCATGTGTTTCCGGAGACTCGTGAGAATCCCGGGAACATCACCTCTCACCAACTCAATCAGCGTCGCAAAGACCCCACCAACCGCCTTAAAGGGCGAGATAGCCTGAATGGCATCACTCGCACCTTGGTGGAGTTGGGATTCTGTGCGACCGAGAGAGTTTGACCAGTTGAATTTCGAGAAGCCAGCTCGCGACTTGAAAAACCCAGCGGGGTCCCCAAAGGGATCCACACTCACACCGATGGTGTTATCATCCCGAAGGATGAGCCATTGGCGTGGGATCGGGTTGACGAATTCCATGTCACCAGTGAAAAACGGATTGGCCTTGAATGAACAAGGACCAGATGCGAGTTTCATGTGCTTGACGGCGAACTCATGTCCCAAATCGCCAAGAATATAATTCTTGGGACGAGATGAGAGTGTGTTCTGCGTCAAGATCGTGCCGATTTGTCTTTCGATAAAACGGCGGCGATACTGGAGTGCGTCCAATACATTCGTCTTTGGAGGAATGTATTGTTCTTCCGAGCTGAGGGGTACTCCCTCCACGGCTGTCCCTGTACGATGGCTATAAACCATGTCCAGGGATTTGTACGCCTGTATGCTGGACTGTTGAACGTTGTTGAAGAGGTATCTCATACCTCGCTCACCACCGCTCTTCGAGTTCAGCACATAGGGCATGGCTGCAAACCACCTTCCTTGACACGGGGGCCCCAGTTGGGGC